GATTACATAAACATATTAAGAGGATATTCTAATAAACTTGATTTTCATAGAGAAGGCACTAATTTTAAATTACCAAAATTAAACTACGATAGGTTTCCTTGGGAAGTTGAATCTTATAGTTGGGATAAGATTTGGGATTTTTGCTGGAAGTATGAGAGAAATTATTTTAATTTAGGATTCTTTGGTTCACATAATTCAGCTATGGCAATATCTTATAAAGGTGATGTATTAGAAGTTGTTGAATTAGAAAGATGGGTTAACAAAAAGAATGCAGCTTTTTATTATCATTTTCCAATAGATAATCCCGATGATGTTGCAAAAAATATTTACGAATATTTTAAAAATAAATATGGTGCATATTATTATGATAACGTTATTTGGAATTCAAGTAAAACTGCACATTTACAATTTCCTGCTAAAAATTATGAATTCAAACCACATCACTACGCGCATGTATGTAATGCTATGTATCAATCACCTTCTAAAAAATCATTAAATATTTCATTTGATGGTGGTAGTGATGAGGGTACATTCAATATTTATTTAGGTGAAAGAGGTAAAGAACCTGAAAAGATTTTTACATCTTCAAAAGACTTGGCAGTTTGTTATCAAACAATAGCACATTATTTAAGTTCAATAAAAAGAGAAGATAATTGGTGGATAGGTAATTTAGTTTATGCTGGAAAACTTATGGGATTATCATCATATGGAAATAATACGGCATTATTGGTTAGTAAGATGGTTGAATTTTATGAAGGCCAAGAAACAGATGATGTTAATAATGCACATTATAGATTTCAAAAAATATTTGGATTTACAAATGAAACAAGGTTAACGGGTAATTTTGAAAAAGATTTAGCAAGAGTAAATCAATTTGTTTTTGAAAAAACGTTTAAAAAAATAGTAGAACCATTCATTGAAAAATATAAAGATAGGGAATTGCAATTTAGTGGAGGTGGTGCTATGAATATAATAAATAATAGTATATACGATGCATTTGTATCACCAAATCCAGACGATAGGGGTATTGCATTAGGGCTTGTTTTGAGTAAAATAAAAACAGGAAACATCATAGATTCTACATATTTGGGTTCTGAACCATATGATAGTTTGCCCGATTATTTTGATTTAAATATAGAAGAAATTGTAACAGATTTAATAAATGGTAAAATTATAGGAATCATTCAGGGTAATAGTGAGCATGGCGCTCGTTCTTTAGGTAATCGAAGTATAATATGTATGCCATCGGTTGGCATGAAAGAAAAATTAAATTCAGAAGTAAAGCATAGGGAAATGTTTAGACCTTTTGCACCTGTTGTTAGATTAGAAGATGCTAGTGAGTTTTTTGAATTTGGTAATCATACTAGATGGATGACTCATAATTCTATTGTAAAAGAAAAGTACAAAAGTAAAATACCAGCAATAACACATATAGATGGTACAGCACGATTGCAAACTGTAACTAAACATCAAAATGAATTAATATATACACTATTGTCAAAGTTAGAAAATAGAGGACATATACCGGTATTATTGAATACATCATTCAATATTCAGGGTAATCCAATACTAAATAGATATGCCGATGCTATACTAATTAGAGATACTACTGGATTAGATAAGGTAATTACTGACAAATTTTTATTAAAATAATACTCTAAAGTATTCTTTAGAATTCTATATAATCTAATTATGTAAATACATAATGCTAATATTTATTAAAGTAACAATTGAATATCAATGGCAATAATAAAAAAATATCCCGAAACGCTATACCCAAATTTAACCACATATAATACGTTTGTGGTTGATAGTAATCCAAACTCTACATATTTTAGAATAACAGAGTTTAAAGAATCGTTTACGGGTGGTAAGAATGGATTTTTAATAGAAGGCTCTGAACATTTAAAAGAAACAACTGAAATAAAAATTGAAATTTTAGATGTAGAGGGTAATCCTATATATTGGGAACCTGGTAATGGTATTCCTGAATATTATGAAGGATTATCTAAAGTAGTTGCTGTTTACATATATGAAGATACTCCGATTGGAGAAGCCAAAATTACAGTATTAGGGGAATTAAAAACTTATATAGATTCCGATGGAGTTGTAAGAGATGTACCCGATGAATGGAAAAGTGTTTACAACTTAAAGTGGGAAAGAGCATTTAAAGTAAATAGACTTTTATTGAACGAAGATAAAGTTCGTTTTTATAAAAGACCAGATGTTAGAATAGATGAATTAGTAAAACCATTATTTTCAGCAGCAACTCCTGTTGTAATTCAAACTGGTAGTGTTGATGGAACGGCGGTTGCACCACAATCTCAACAAAAACTAACAAATTATACTCTACCAACTTTTTATAGATTAACAATAAATGATAATACAAATTGGACTGGTTCGATTGTTGGTACTAGATTATCATTTCCTGAATTAAATTGGAATCCTTTAGTAGAACAGGTAATTACAAATAAAGAATTGTTTGTATCTGACCCATATACAATAAATGGATATGTTGAAAATTTGGATAACGTTGGATACACAGCATCTTTTGCAGATACATCAAACACATCTAATTTAAAAACAGCATTAACTGGTTCTTTTGCAAAAATTACTTTAAGCAATTTAGAAACTTTTGTTGGAGATGTTGTATCTGTTGACATTTATAGAAAATCTTTATCCAAAATAGGAGATTATGAGTTCGTTCAAAAAGTAATATTAGAATCAAATGAAATATTAAAAGATTATGATACTAAAGAAAAGAACGAAGAAGTATATGGTATATTATCAGCTGATGTATTAAAAAACTATTGGGTAACATCATCAAATGCATTAACTTCACAATTTAATCAAAATTATTTATATAACTCATCTAAGTTAGATGCATCTGGTACTAAAAACTATTTTCATACAACACAATCATTTAGTTTAGTAGAGGGTGGTGAGTATTCGTTAAACTTTAACACTAGAAAATTAAATACTGGTGGCGAACTTAGAGTATTTATAAGTGGTTCTAAAGAAACTACATTTAATGGAAATTTAACAACTGCACAAGTTGAGCAAAATATTATTACTGTAGATGGTACATCAAATTCATATTTACAAAAAACATTAATTACCAAAAATTTTAAAGCTGATAATATATCTAATGCAAAATTATATTTTGAAGTAATTGGTAATGATTGGTATGTGGCGGATATTAGTTTAAAATCATCACAAGAAAGTTCATTCTCACCAAACGAAGTAACATTCGTACAATCAGTACCAAGAAGTTTAATAGCTGAAACTTTTCAATATCTTTTCAAATTTTATGATGTAAATGGTAATTTAATACCAATATCAATTGATGAGAATCAGTTATCAAAAACATTTGATGGTGGTAATATTCAAAGAATTGAAAAGAAGTTAGATTTAAATCCATCATCATTATATTTTCAATTTGATTCCGGTTCACAACCAGTACCACCAACAGTTATAGCTTTTAATATTGAAAAAACTTTATTAACTGGTTCTGTAAACTTTACATCATCTTCAATAGATTTTTTTGGAAATGTTTTATCTGCATCCCAATATGTAGGTGGTGTTTTTCCTGGTACTTTAGATTTTACAAATCCAAGTATTCCATTTTTAACTGTTGCAAATTTTACAGGTAGTAGAGATGATATAGATGTTCAATTAATAACATTTACGGGAGAGTGTGAAGGTGTAACTGATAGTGTAACAATCACCGCAGTATTGGATGGGTTTGGTGGGGTTAATCATATTATTAGACCTTACAGAGGAACTCAAATTAGAAATAGTAGTACACAAAGTTTAGAGGTTCAAGCAGTTAGAATCGATGGTATTAATGATATTGAATTATATAGTGGTTCTAGACCTGAAAGAAATTGGAATCTGATACAACTACACATATTAAGTAGTTCTGGTGATACTGAAAAATTTGTAAACTTAGAATATGCCGCAAATAGTGGTTATGTAAATGGGTTATCTGCCGGTGAATTGGGTACAAAGGAAATTAACTACAATGCAATCTTTAATAGAGATTCAATAGATAAGAGAAGAATTGTATATCTTATAAATTCAGCATCAGCTGCATCCGATTTTGCATATAATGTATCTCAATCGGTATTAGCATCTATAAATTTAGAAGATTTACAAGATGGTTTAGATACGCCTGTTATAACATATAATGCAGATACTTTTACTATAAAGTATAGAGATGAATTTCAGTTTAGACCAACATCGGCCTCCGTAACCGCATCTTTTTATTTAAGGGGTACAAATGAAGCACCAATATCTTCATCAATTGAAGTATATCCATCGATGTCAATCAATAAGGATTTTGTTCCTGAATATTGGATGTATTATGTAACAAAAAGTAATACTTGGAATCCTGATATTTCAATTGTAGCAGTTGATGAGCTTGGTAGAGAAATTAAATCAACAGCGTTTAACCAATTTGTTGGATTGCCATTATCACAAAGTAAAGTATTAACAACAACGTTCACATATACAGAACCATATACATTAACACAAATTAGTGTTGATAAAACTTTTACTATTGTACCCGAAGGTAAGCCGGGTGATGAAAGTATTGTATTTGAAATAGTACCTGCTAATGTAACATTAAATGCAAATGCGAAAGGTATCATATCAACATACACACCAGCTAATACTGAAATAAAATTAAAACAAGGTGCAAAGTATTTGTCATTTACAGCAAGTAAAGAAGCTGGTACGTTTTGGTTAAATCACGTAACACAATCAATGATATTGACTGGTTCTGTTCTACTTGATAAAACCTATACGGCATCATTAATTATGAGTGGTGCAAATAATATGACTGAGTTAAGTGCAAGTTTAACTTATGATTTATTAATCCATCCATATTACACATCTTCTAAGTACACTCAAAGTTTAGTACAAAACTTTACTAAAGCGGTTGATGGTGCACCACCAATAGAAATTTTATTAGAACCTGGTAATGTAATATTACAAGCAACTGAAACCGGATTTGTTAAAAGTTATGCTCCATCAAATACATCAATTGTTTTAAAAGAAGGAGCTGAAAATTTAATTTATACGCAATCGCAACAAAGAGGTACTTGGTATTTTCAATCTATAAGTGGTAGTAATATACAAACACAATCATTAGTGTTACCTGCCGCTGGAGTATCAACTCCAATTGGCGCGGTATCATTTACTAACTTCTTACCGCCTGCTATATCGGCTAGTGCATTTTATTCAATTAAAGCATATCCATATTCATTGTTACCAGGTCATCGTACTGGTTCGGTTGATTTATTCACAACGCAAAGTTTTACAAAAAATAGTGATGCAATAAAAGCAAGAACTGTTAAATTAGCAGTATCAACCAACACAGTTACATTTGATAAAGATGGTGTATTGATAACACCAAGTGATAGTATAAATTTTGAAGCAACACCTATTAACTTTTCATCATCTATTGATGAGACACGTTATCAGTTTTTTAAATATGATCCTGATACATTAACATATGGAGCATATTCGGCAATAGCACCATACTCAGCGGAAGGTAATAAACTTACAATATATCCTGATGAAGCAACATCTCCTGGTGAATCTGCTGTTTGGAGAGTTGAGATGAGAGATGGAAATGGTGATATTGTTAGAGCAATAGATGAAGTTACTATATTTGGTGTTAAGGATGGTGCAGATTCATTTACTTCCAAACTCACAAATGATAATTGTTCAATACAAGCTAATATATGGGATGTAACCTTTACTGGTACAGGTACTGATGTAAAAGCATTTAAATCAGGGGTTGATTTAATTCACATAACAGGAAGTACATATGGTGCTGGTACAATGGTTCAAAATATAAAATATGAAAACATTGGTTATTTGGGATATTATTCAGCATCAATACATTCCAAATCACCATATATAACACTTGCAGCTGCAAATAGATTAACTGGAAATCCAGCAACAATAGCAAATATAACTGGATGGACAACTCCGGGTGTAAATACATCGGCACAAGTTGTTTATAAAGTAGATTTTGAAGGAGCTAGAGCAACTCAGTTTATGACTCAATCAATCAATGTTCAAATTGAAGGTGTTGGTTCATATAACGCATTTTTAAGTAATGAGGCATCTAGTATAACATATAAAGTATCTGGACAAATTACATTTAATGGAACTGGTACAACTATATCAGCAACTAGAGGAAATAATGTATTGACGGGTAGTACATCTTTTAGTTCACCACAAACAACAATATTTGGAACAACCGGATACAAAAATCAATACACAGTAAAAGTATATTCAAAGTCATCTCATTTAACATTGGCTGGTAATTTACTTCCAGGTGATTACGTTCCTATTGTTAATAATGTAGCAACTTTAGCAAATATTACGGATTGGTCATATCCTGAAACCTACTCAACTGGATTTATTGTATATGAAGTAGATTGTGAAGGTTTGGGAAAATTATACAAAACACAATCTATATCATTGAGTTATGAGGGGCAAGTTGGTCCTGGTATTGTATTTAGAGGTCCTTGGACTGGTTCAATTGATTATATAGGTGCAGTTGAAACAACAAATAAAAGAAGGGATGCTGTAAACTATAACCCATATTCATCTACTTTAAGATATTATGCAGCTGTAAGTGGAAGTGGACCTGCTACGGTAGGTGCACAACAACCAAGTGGTTTAGAAACTGATACTGCTTATTGGCAGTATTTGGGAGATGAAGAATTTTTTGTAGCAGCTAAGATTGCAATATTTGAAGAATCTTATATTAAAAATACTTTAAACATTGGTACAAAAGATACAACAGGTGCATTTGCAAATATTGTATTAGCTGGAGGACGTAATGACCCATATATGGCTATGGGACAAAGTGGTACTATTGGATTGAGTGGTGACCAGGTAACAACAGGCGTTATTGGTTATGATAAACCTGGTATTTTCTTAGGTATATACGAAAACCCAGTACCAAACGGAACTACCGGAAGATTTTCAATTAGAAATAATGATGGTAGTAAAGCTCTTAAATGGGATGGTAGTAATTTATATATAGTTGGTGGTGTAAGACAAACTACGCCAGGTGTAAATGAACCAATGTTAAGAGGTGCATGGGCAAGTGCTACTGAATATTACAATAATGATATAGCATCTTATAGTGGTTCAAGTTGGATATGCACATCACCATTTTCTCATGTATCTACAAATTCATCAAATGCAACTACTGGTTATCCTGGCGCAGGTCCTTGGGGAAGTTACATACAATCCGGAAGTAATGGTGCAACTGGACCGGGTGTTGTATATAGAGGTGAATGGAATTCTGCAATTGCTTATATATTCCAAACTGGTGTTAGGAGAGATGTAGTTAAATATTTGGGCAATTTTTATGTAGCTAAATTAAACTCAACAAACCAATTACCAACAGCACCAAGTTCAGTATATTGGGAATCATTTGGAGCACAATTCAGTTCGGTGGCAACTGATATATTATTGGCGCAAGATGCAACCATTACTCGTGGTTTGGTTATGGGAGTTGAAGGAACTGCCGGAACTGGAGGATATATCAGAAGTGCTAATGCAACCTCACTATTAACTGGTTCTCTACCGGGATTTTTTATGCAAACCGATGGACAGTTTAGATTAGGACACAACCCAGAAGATGTACATTATCCAGTGGGTCAAAAACCTCCATATTTGCGATGGGATAACTCCACTTTAACAATTAGAGGAAAAATTGAAACCGATGATAATTTTACATCTAAAATTGGTGATTGGGAAGTTTTGGACGGAAATTTCCAACATAATAGTGGGCAAATTGTTTTAGATGCAGGTAATAAACAAATTAAGATTTCGGATGCTGGTAATGTACCTAGGGTATTTATTAAGCAAGGTTTAATTACAGTCCCAGCATTAGCAACTTCTGTAACTGTCCAAGCACAAGACTCGTATGATTTTGGTACTTACTTTAGTCCTTACACAGTTTATGGTGGTGGAATTGATTTTGACCATGAGACACTTGATACTGTTGGGGTTGTCGTTACAACACCTGGTACATATACAATAACAACTCCGAGCTTCGGAAGTGATGCGATAGGGATAATAACTGATAGTAATTTTACTAGCGGATATGCATCAGTTAGTGTGACGATAGAAGGTTGGACAAACCCAACTCGTAGTGGTACAAATTTTTTACATTACAACCTAGCATATGGTGCGTATGTGAATGGACCAAACGAATCAGTATCTACCAGTAATAATTCATCTACATTTGTAGTAACATTTCCAACTGCTGGTACTTATTATTTTCATACCGTAACATACTTATATGGATTCGTTCCCTATGGGTCGGTACTAAATGTTTATGGACAGATAACTCCCGACTCAATAGTACCCACACTTTCATTGGACCAAACAGAAATTGGTAGAGATGGAATGATTGTATTGAGCGATACTAACAACTACGCTTCAATTAAAAGAACTACAACTGCTCCAATTGTAGATATTAAAACAAATGGTGGTGCACTTACACCGGGGATAAGAATTGCAAACACAGCCACTGGTACAGATGTTAGAGCAATTCAAGTTGATGATGGTGATATCTATTGTTCTGGTTTAGGAAACAATATACGTGTAAATTTAGGATGGATTGGTACGGATTACATAACTGATGGAATACGAATGGGAACTGATGGAAATAAATCCATTTTAATTCTACAAGACCCTCCAGCTTATAATCCTATTGGTGGTGATGCCGGCCGTTTGAGACCAAATCAAACTGCTTTAGGAATTACCGGATACAGACTTACATACGATAGTTCTACTAGAAGATATAAGACAGAAATAGAAGAATATCCATCAAGTGCATATGATTCTATAAAAAAATTAAAACCAATTCTATTTGTACCAAAAGATGGTGAAAATATGGAAGGTTCTGGTTCTTATGATTATTCCAATACTTTTTCTTTTGAAAACCCAAGAGAATATATGGGAAAAATGCCAGGATTTTTAGCAGAAGATTTGGATGAACATCCTGAATTAAGAAAATTTTTAAATTATGAACAAGAAGAAACTCCTATACCAAGAAGTGTACACTATGATAGATTGACTGTACTTTTAACAAAAGCCGTTCAAACTTTAATGGAAAAGGTAGAAAATTTAGAAGCATATATTAGTAGTTCAAAAATTTAATAAAGTAATATTTAAAATTAAATGGCTAGAGAAGGAAACGTAGGATGGGTACAACCGGCTGGTAATACTGGACCTCAAATTAATGTCACTATTAGAGGTGGTGGTATTGATTTTGTAGGTAGGATAAGCTCATTGACATATCCAAACGAAGCAGAAGTGCAGGATTTAGGTACTTTTACAATAATAGATGGAGTTGAATCTCGTAGATGGAGAGTTTATAGTCAATTACCACCATCCCCACCCCCAACTCCCGGCCCAACTCCACCACCACCACCATACACACCTCCATCAAGTGCACCACAAAGATTAAAAGTAATTAGATGCAATGGTACAGGTGGATATAAATACCTATCTGTTTCTCCGTTTGGTAATTATTCAAATAATATGGCAATACGATTTGGGTCTCCATACCCATCTGGATATTGTTATACAATAGTTGAACAAGATACAACAGGTTCATTAGTAGATGGGACGAGTATTTCTGTAATAAGTGCTTATCTAACTTGTACTTCTTGTAATTCATCTTTACCTGCTTTAAGTGGTACATCAGCACAATCTTGTTTAGATAATGGTGGACAAAATGGTAGAATAACGGTAACTCCTTCTGGTGGTACTGGTGTTTATTATTTTACATTAAATGGAGCAGGTAGTTATGGAATAGCTGGAGCAGCTGCAACAAATGTGGATAGCTTAGCAGATGGTACATACTCTGTGAATTTATATGATGATGGTGGAAATTCTGCAGCATTAACATCACAAACATTAGCATGTTATATTGCACCAAGTGGAACTGTTGCAAAGGTATGTACATCTACAAATAACGCAGGTGGTAAGATTACAGTAACATCGCCAGCTGGTGGAACTGGAACAGGATACTACTTCACATTAAATGGAGCTGGTTCATATTCAACTGGAGCAACTGGTGCAACTGGATTAGCAGATGGTTCATATATTGTTAGATTATATGATAGTATTGGAAACGTTAGTGTACTTTCTACTGAAACAATTGCATGTTATGAAGCACCAACTGGTACGGCTGGATTTACTTGTATCGATTTCACAGCAACAAATGCTAGAATCGATGTGACGAGTGTAGCTGGTGGTACTGGTACTGGATATTACTTTACTCTTAATGGAGCTGGTTCTTATACTGTTGGAGCTGGAAATGGACCAGCTAGTTTAGCAAATGGTACATATGCAGTTGTATTGTATGATTCATATGGTAGTAGAAGTTTAGGAAACGTTGTTGTTGATTGTGCGGATTGTACAATAAGTGGTGGTACGGCATCACAAGTAACGGCACCTGCAGCACCAACTCCGGCGCCAGCAGCACCAACTCCAACTCCGGCAGCACCAACTCCAACACCTGCAGCACCAACACCAACACCTGCAGCACCACCACCTGCATCTTCTTTAGATTGGGATTGTGTTGATGGTACATGTACATATATTGGACCTGGTTTGGGAATATACGCAGACCTAATGGAATGTCAGCCCTATTGCTTTGGTCCGCCAACAGCACCAACACCGGCACCAACACCATCACCAATATCAACACCAACAGCACCACCACCTCAATCAGAAGAAATACCTCCTGGTGAACCACCAATTTCGGCACCAACGCCGGCACCAACTCCTGCTCCAACTCCAGCGCCAGCAGCACCACCACCAACACCAACACCAACGCCGGCTCCAACGCCAGCACCGGCAGCACCAGTATTGAATGCATTGAATTACGGATTCCATGGTGCTGATCCTGATATAGCTTGTACAAATTGGGAAATTGCTGATTATGTTGTGAAATACAATCAGAATAATGACCCTACCTCAAATGGTATTTCAATATATAATAACTCCAATGGAACTGGAACTCCTACGGATGGATATTACGCTATAGGTGGTAGTGTTTGGTATTCTACATCCGGAGTATTGAGTGGTGGAGCAGTATGTTATGCTGGAAGTCCATCACCAACACCTGCACCAGCACCAACACCGGCTCCAACACCAACACCTGAAGCACCAACACCAACACCATCACCTGAAGCAGGATTTAGTGTATGGTGTGATTGTGGAGCTGGTTGTGCAGAATATTTCGGTGAAACATGTCCTGAAGGATGTTCCCCTTGTCCCACTCCATAAATTAATAATAAAATAGAAAAAAATAATAATTATATACAATGGCATTTTGGGTAAACATAACATACGCAGCAGGAACATTTGGAGCAACGGTATCTACATTAGATATTTTTTCCAATTACGATAGTTATGCAACTGCGGTAGCTAGTGGTGTTGCTAAAGCAACATTGGTAAGTGGATATGCATTAAGTGTACCTGATGGTACAACTTCTGTTAGAGTAAAAGGTACTGGGACATGTGCATCAGTTTATCAAGATATAAGTGTAACGGGCGCCCCAACTCCGGCACCAACCCCAACACCGGCACCAACTCCGGCACCTGCAGCTCCAACACCAGCACCGGCAGCACCAACTCCGGCGCCAGCAGCACCAACCCCAGCTCCAGCAGCACCAACTCCGGCGCCAGCAGCACCAACTCCAGCAGCATCATCTTATTTCTATTATAGTGGTGAATATTGTTTTAGTGCAACTCCTGTGGTTCTAAGGTTTACTGTTGACCAGGTAGCTTTCAGCGTATTTGAAACCGACACACCGGGTGTTTGTGTTAGAATAACCGAAGAAACATTTGGTCCTTCTTTTGATATTGATTTGGGTGATGGTTCTACCTATGTAGGAACGAATTGTAGTGCATGTCCAGCCCCACCAACACCACCTGCAGCTCCACCGCCTGTTGTATATGAATATTGGGATTATGAACCTTGTACTGGTGCGGGAGCATATACGGGAGCTCAATATACTTATGAAGCAATTGCAGGAAGTAATCCTGGTTGTGTATCATATAGTGGGGATATATGGTCTGTAGTTGGATTGGGAGCTTATCCTGGCCCTGCAAATTATACATTATTTGTTCCTGCTACAACTGGAGTTAATTGTGGATCTTGTTTATAAAATAAAAATGTGATTTTTTATTGTTTAATCCAAAAGTTATATATTTATATATACACCAAATTAATATGTTATGATTAAGATAATTGATAATTTTCTAACAAAAGAAGAATGTTTGGAACTCATAGATATGGGTACTAAGCAAATGCAAAAAGCAACCACATTGGGGGCAAAAATAGATGGATATCGTACTGCTGATAATAGTTGGTTGTATGAATCAACACCAACTACCGAAAAAATTATAAATTTTATTGCAAAAGAAAGTGGATTACCTGTTGAAAACCAAGAAAATATTCACATTGTAAAATATGATATTGGAGGTGAGTATAAACCACACCACGATTATTTTCATCCAAATGAGCAATATTATAAAGATTCTATGGGAACAGCAGGTAATAGACCGTTTTCATTTTTAATTTATTTAAATCATAATTACACTGGTGGTGAAACGGAATTTCCAAATAAAAAAATAAAAGTTACTCCAAGAGAAGGTAGAATGCTAATTTGGAGAAATATGAATGAAGATGGCACATTAGACCCAGAAAGCTTTCATGCTGGATTGCCTGTAAAAACTCAAACAAAATACATAGCAATTGTTTGGGTAAGAGAAAATAAATTTAAAATAAAATAATATGGTACAAAAATTGACAGATGAGCAAATAGAAAAGCTTACAAATTTACAAAATAAGATAAGTGAATCTGTTTTAAATATCGGAGAAGGTCATTTAAGAGTTAGAGATTTGACTTTAGAATTATCTAGAATCAATACTTTGATTTCTAAATTCGAAGGAGAATTTGATGAACTAAATAAACAATATACCGAATATCTTGCTGAATTGGAAAAGATTTATCCAAATGGAGAAATTGATTTGGTTGAAGGTACTGTAACTATCGCAGAATAAATTTGGTAGTCTCAGAAAAATTTCGTATATTTGTTACATTAATATTGTCTAATGGAAAAAACACGTAAAAGGTTACTTTACATATGTCCGCATTTATCTACTGGTGGACAACCTCAATACACATATAAGCAAGTAAAACACTTCATCAAAGATTTTGATATTGAAGTTGTAGAATTAAATAATAGTGGAGGTACTGCTTTTGTAGTACAAAAAAATAGAATAAAATCTTTAGCAGTAGTACATACTTTAGGTGATGATAAATCTGAAGTATTGAAAGTGATAGAACAATTTAATCCGGATATTATACATTTTCAGGAGATTCCACAATTTGATTTACCTACTTTTGTTTTGGATAAAATATTCAGAGAGGATAGAACTTATTTTATTTTAGCAACAACACATGGTTCTTTTACAAACCCAGCTGATATAGTATATCATCCAGATAGATATGTTTTAGTATCCGAATGGAGTAGAAGAAGATTTGAAGATACTGGTATTGAAACTACATTATGGGAATATCCAATAGAAGATTATACGTTTGATAAAAAACAATCTATGGAATTGTTGGGATTAGACCCAACTTATAAGCATGTATTGAATGTTGGTTTATTTTCACCTGGCAAAAATCAAGCCGAAATATTTTCAATAGCAAGACAATTAGAAAAATATAAAATTAAATTTCATTTTGTAGGAAATCAGGCTATGAACTATGAACATTATTGGTTACCATTGATGAAACATAAACCTGACAATTGTGTAATATGGGGTGAACGAGATGATGTTGATACATTTTATGCAGCATGTGACCTTTTTTATTTTTCATCAACATTGGAATTGAATCCACTTTCCGTTAAGGAAGCACTTTCATTTAAGATGCCTTCTTTGTTTAGAAAGTTACATACATATTTGGACACATATGATAATAATCCATTGGTACAATATATCAATGCTGATTTGAAATTAACCAAACGATATATTTTAGATAAACTGAAACCTGAATTTAATGAAATACCAGGTTGGTTTGCATATCAAGACCTTTATACTGATGTAGTTAAAGCAGCTGGTAATGATGATGTATTTGTTGAAGTGGGTGCTTGGTTTGGTAAATCAACAAACTATATGGCACAACAAATTAGAGAATCTAAAAAGAATATTCAATTTACAACTGTTGATACTTGGAAAGGTACGGATGATGAAGATATCCATCAGGAAATTGTAGGTTCTTTTGCGGGAGATATATTTTACGAATTTGTTGATAATTCAATTCTATCTGATAACTACGGTCATATTAATATGATTAAAGATACATCTAAGAATGCATCAAATCAATTCGCAAATGGAAGTATTGATTATCTTATGTTAGATGCTGGTCATTCATACGATGCTCTAATGGAAGATTTAAAAGCTTGGTATAATAAAGTAAAACCTGGAGGTATTGTTAGTGGAGATGATTATGGTGTGTTTCACGGAGTTACTCAAGCTGCAGATGAATATTTTTATAAACAATTTGAAAAAGGATTCCGTTCATTCATTCGTAAAAAACCAAAAATTCAAGTTAGACATTTATTGACTAAACCTGAAGATGTTAGAGAAAGAGTTAGCATGGCATCTATAAAGCAATTGGCAAAGTATGGTATAGATTACTTGCCAATGGTGAATAAACCATACGAAGGATTACCACCATCTGAATTTTGTAAAAGAGCGGAACATATTTCAGATAAACCTGGAAACTTTGGAAATGGTTTAGGACCTTTAACAGGCAGACATTATGGTTGTTTTAGTGCACATAGAAAAGCATTGGAAACAATGGATGATAACTATGATTATACTTTAATATTTGAAGCTGATGCATTTATCTATACTGGATTGGAAGAATTTGTTGAGATTGTAAATAGAGCATGTTTTTTATCCGAAAGAGATGATGTATATTATATGGGACTTGCTAATAATAGTTCAATGAATAAAGAAAGAATTGATGAGTATTTTTCAAAGACAGCAGCAAATCAGGATTTAGCACACGCATATTTAATTCCAAATAAAACTAAACAATGGTGGGTTGATAGATTTAATGATACCCCTTGGGAAGGATTTGATATTTGGTTGACTGATGTATTTTATAAAGAACCAAAATTAAGATATACCACAAATAAAGTTTATTGTAAGCAGGCCGAAGGGTATTCTTTAATAGATGAAACAATTAAAACTTGGAGTTAATGATATACGATAATTTAGTTAAAATAAAAAATAATGTAAGAGAAATTCAAAATCAGGTTTCTTATCATTTTATAAATGGACCTTTTGTTGAAGTAAAAGGACCTAAAGAAGCCGATTATAAAATTGAGTTCATAAATAATAAAACAGGAGAAATATGTTATACCAATACAATAAAAAACAATTGTTGGTGTAGATGTAGTATTGAATATTTTATTGAGTGGAAAATTGTAATTTACGAAAACGGAAAATTATGGTATGAAACAGTTTACAATGCTGAAAATAAAAGAATATACATAGCAATGGATTCTAAAGCTTTGGGGGATAGTTTAGCATGGATTCCTTACGTTGAAGAATTTAGAAAAAAACATAAAGCACAAGTAATAGTATCTACCTTTATGAATGATATGTTTAGTACTAGATATCCTGATATTGAATTTGTTACACCTGGCGTTGCTGTTACTGATATCTATGGTATGTATTGTGTTGGATTGTTTTATAATGAAAATGGTTCTGTTAATTTATTCAAAAATCCAAAAGACCCAAAATCAGTTACTATGCAAAGAATGGCATCTGATATATTAGGATTGGATTTTGAAGAAATTAGACCTAAGGTTAAAAAAAGAACAGTAGCTATTGATAATGATTTAAAGCAGGTTTGTATCGCAACATATGGTACTGCTCAATCTAAATTTTGGAATAATCCAACTGGTTGGCAGGATGTGGTAGATTGGTTAAATAATAGAGGTTATAAAGTTAGATTACTTTCCAAAGAAGGTGATAACTATATGGGTAATAAATTACCAACAGGAATAATTCAACATCCAAACGGACCAATTGAATTGGTAATGGATGAAATGAAAAAATCAAAAGCATTTATTGGTATTGGTAGTGGATTGAGTTGGTTGAGTTGGGCATTGGATGTACCTACTGTTATTATAAGTGGATTCTCATACAAATGGGCGGAGATGGAAGATTGTGTTAGGATTGGCGCGCCTGAGGGAAAATGCGAAGGATGTTTTAATAGAGTTAAATTAGATGCTGGTGATTGGAACTGGTGTCCTGACCATAAAGGAACTGAAAGACAATTCGAATGTACTAAAACTATAACATCAGAAATGGTTATAAAAGAATTAGAAAAGTTCTTATAATGAAAAAAGTTTGGGTAAATGGTACTTTTGATATTGTACATATTGGGCATATACGTTTGCTTGAACATGCTTCATCATTCGGAGTTGTTAGAGTGGGATTGGACACGGATAAAAGAGTTAGTGAAAAGAAAGGGGAAACAAGACCATTTAACAGCTTATCTGATAGGATGGATTTTATCACATCTATTCGTTATGTTGATTCTGTTGTATCTTTCGATACGGATGATGAACTTATTAACAGAATATATGAATGGAAGCCTGATATTATGGTAATTGGTGATGATTATAAACATGAAGAAATAATTGGAGTAGAATACATACCTCATATTGAATTTTTTAAAAAGATAGAAGGTGTAAGTACAACTAAGATATTGAATGATGGAAAATAAAGTTTTAGTTATTGGAGAAGTATGTACGGATATTTTTAAATACGGAGTATCTAAAAGAAAATCTCCAGAAGGAAATGGACCTGTTTTTGTTCCAATTAGTGAAACATATGGATTGGGTATGGCCGGTAACACTGCTAATAACCTGATGGCAATGGGTTTGGATGTTGATACATATTTTGATAAAGGAATGATTACTAAAACAAGGTATGTAAATAAAGATACAAACGAACTGTATTTACGAGTTGATGAGAATGATACAACTAATAGAATAGATATTTACGACTTGCCTGATTTGCTAAAATACGATGCAGTAGTTATATCGGATTATTGTAAGGGATTTTTAAAAGAAGAAGATATCAATACAATAGCATCATTGCATAGCTTGGTTATTTTGGATACAAAGAAAAGGCTTGGAGATTGGTGTAAGGATATTACATTTATCAAAGTAAATAGACAAGAATTTCAAAACAACTTTGGAGTTATAAAAGAAAATGATTGGTTATTTGACAAAATTATATGTACATTAGATAGGGGTGGTGCTATGTACAAAACACAAACATTTAAAGTACAATCCGTAGATACCGCTGATGTTAGTGGTGCTGGTGATACATTTGTAGCTGGATTTATATCTAAATACTTAGATTCCGAAAACATAGAAGAATCAATTGAATGGGCAAATCATTGTGCTGGTGAAGTTGTAAAAGAAAAAGGAGTTTCTGTGTTTAAAACTAAAAAATAATATACTTATATATACAAACAAATAAAAAAACAAAAATTTATGGCAGAATTAGATAAAATTCCACAAAAGCAATCAATTGAAATCGAAACGGTAAAAATTGAAGAAAGTGTACTAAAAACAATTTCAGACTTGAACAAAACTCAAAGTATGCTAATTACTGATTTTGGTAGCATTTACATTAGAAAAAAAGAATTAAATGAAGAACTAGCTGAATTGGATAAGGTTTTAGAAAAATCAGAAGATGAGTTTATGTTAGTATCAGCGGAATTAAAAGCAACTTTAGAATCGTTAGATGATAAATATCCGCAAGCTAGAATCAATTTACAAGAAGGATATCTTCAATATCAACCTGGTTCTTTAAGTAGAAAGCAACTTGCTGAGCAACAACAAAAAGAAGCTCAAGAAATGAGAGCTGGTAAATAATTACTAAAACAATAATCTCCAATATTTATATGATATGAAGGGATTGTCAAATTTTTTAGTAGAAACAATATTGGGAGAAGCGGCTGGGATAGACGATGTGGTGGTTGTCTATTCAGGCCGCTTTCAACCATTTCATAAGGGTCATTACGCAACTTATGAAAACTTAATACGCAAATTCGGAAAAGATAACGTATATATCGGAACTTCTAATGTTACCGATTCAAAAAAATCTCCATTTAATTTTAAGGAAAAGAAAGCAATAATGATGAAGATGTTTGGTATTCCATCAAACAAAATTTTCAACATAAAAAATCCATACGCTCCACAAGAAATACTTAATAAATTTGATTCAGATACTACTGGTTTTATAACTGTGGTAGGTGAAAAAGATTCTTCACGTTTAAGTGGTAAATATTTTACACCATATAAAGGTAAAGTAGAGCAAGGGTATTTAGATAAAGGATATGTGTACGCTTCACCAGCACAACCAAACGCTATTAGTGGAACTGATGTGCGTTATTGGTTAAGTAGTGGTAGTGAAGCGGAACGAAAGAAAAACTTTACAAAAGCATATCCAAAATTCGATGACCAAATATTCAAATTAATTACTCTTAAGTTAAAGGGATTAAAAGAATGTATTAACGAAGAAATTAAACTAAACGTAAATATTGGTGATACTTTGTTAATGGGTAAGTTTAAAAATAAAAAAGTTGTTGTTAAATCAATTGGTAAAGATGAATGGGGAATGCCAACAATTAATGGTAAAAAAGCAGTAACATTTAGAATCCCTAAAAAAGAGCAATTAAAAGAAACAGCATCTAATAGTGGATTTGGCGGACAGGATGAGCCTGATACATCATTTGTAGCAGATGGACAACCTAGAATATTAAACACAGCTAAGCCTGAAAATTGGTATAAGCAAGGTGGATATACTCAAATGGATACTCCTAAAGCAGACGCTATGAGGGGTAGAGGAAAATCAAAAGATACAGAAACTCAATTCAGAAAAGCATACTATAAATTAAAGAATGTAACACAAAGTACATTAAATCCAGCGGATGACCCATTTAAGGTAGAAGATTGGGAAGATGCTTATAGAGAAAATCCTGATGAAAAACCTAAAAGATTTTGGGAATTACCTGATAATCAAAAGGATACTATAATTTCGAAAGAAGATATCAATGAAATTATGGATGAGTTTGAAGAAAGCATAATGAGTGAAATGGGATTAGGTGGTGGAGCTGGTGTGGGATTATCTTTACCTGGTGGATATATTAATGGAGCACCAGACCCAAAAGATGTAAAGAAGTTAAAATCTAAATTGGATGGTGATAATGGCGATGAATACACACCTGTAAAAGAAGCAACTTCATCTGAAATCCTAAAAGATTTGGATAAAGTGAAATCTGATTTACTTAAAAAAGCAGATGTATTAATTGCAAAAAAGAAAAAACTTTACTCTAATGTTGATATCGAATCTCCAATGAGTGCAGATGAAAAAAAATTAAATAAAGATATTGCAGATATATTTTCACAAATAAACACTTTAGTTTTACAAAAAAGAGATATCAATCGCAAATCAGTAAACGAATCTTTATTATTAGAAGGTGGGGCTTATGGTCACATGAATCATCCATTTGATATTCAAATGAATCTTACTTTTGGTGACCTTAAAAATATCGTAACTAAAGCACTGAATGGTGATTTGGAATTAGCTAGAGAAAAAACTGATGGTCAGGCATTGGCAATTAGTTGGGTAAATGGTAGATTAGTAGCAGCTCGTAACAAATCACATCTAAAGAATAAAGGTGAAGGTGCTATGACAATAGGGCAAGTAGCAGATAAGTTTGCTGGTAGAGGTGGATTAACTGATGCTTACAACTTCGCTATGCAAGATTTATCAAAAGCAATAGCAGCTTTATCCGAACCACAAAGAAAGAAGATTTTTAAGGATGGTGCATGTTTTATGAATTTGGAAGTAATATATCCAACATCCGTAAACGTAATCCCTTACAACCAACCCCTATTAGTATTTCATGGTACATTTGAATATGATGATGCTGGTACTATTGTAGGTGAGAACCAACAAGCGGCATCTATATTAGGTGGTATGATTAAGCAAGTAAATGCGCATGTACAATCTAAGTACACAATACAAGGACCACCAATGACTAAGTTACCTAAATCAGAACAACTAGCCAAATTACAAGGAAAGTATTTAGGAATGATTTCTAAATTACAATCGGAGTTTGGACTATCTGATAATGATGGTGTGGGAGAATACCATCAGGCTTGGTGGAGTAAGTTTGTAGAAAAAGGTGGAAAGAAATTAGATGCACAAGAAAAAATAGGATTAGTAAAGAGATGGGCATTCGGTGATAAATCATTCAGAATAGCAACAATACAAGACCCTAAATTAAAAGATTGGGCTGAGCAAACTGATAAACAAGACCAACAAAAGATATCAAAACAAAACCTAATGAGATTTGAGGAGATATTCTTAGGAGTTGGTGCCGATGTATTATCATTTATGAGCTCGGTACTTACGGCAAATCCAGAATCAGCAAAAAGACAAATGGTAGCACGTTTGGAATCTACGATTCAACAAGTAAAAGCAAGTGGTGACCCTAAAAAGATTGAAAAACTTAAATTAGAACTACAACGTTTAAACGCATTAGGTGGATTTGATAAAATTGTACCAAACGAAGGTATTGTATTTGTATATAATGGTAACACCTACAAACTAACAGGTGCATTCGCACCGCTTAACCAAATTTTAGGAATATTTTTCGATAGTTAATTGTTTTCTTGATTTTGATATACTTATATATACAAATATATCGTAAGTAATATGGCAAAGGAATTCAATAAAAAGTTTATGCATCCAACTCGTAGAAAGTTGGTAAATATGGTATTGAGTGGTGGTGAGTACGAAAAAAACACACAAATATCATTTTCAGGAGCAGATAAAGAAATTATAAAACGTAAGGTTGGTGAAAAATGGACAGATGAAAATGGCAAATCTTGGGAACAAACCGAAGGTGGTAGAATAGAATTTTCGGAATTGGGTGATATTATGGCTGAAACAAGAGCTTACTTAGATAAGTTAAACAGTTGTAAAGCAGATGATTGTAACACAATTAAATTAGGTAGAGTAGATAAAAAATTAATATCTAAAACTGGATATTGTATAACTTGTTTAGCAAAAAGAGAAGCTCAAATTAAATATGATGGTTTGTGGGAAGCATATGAAGATTATAAAATATACAATAATATGATTGCATATGGTAAGGATGTAGTAGCTCAATTCCAACAGGCTTATAACGATGCCAAACAAACGTATGACATGGTTCAAGAAGATGGTACGATTGAAAAATGGAGTATGGAGCGAAACGTAGATGAACTTAAAGCTGAGATACTAACGGATATTACAAATTTTAAAGAAGAAATCCAACAGGCAACCAAACTAAGAAACGAAGCGTGGGATAAACTAAAAGATAAAAGTTACGATTTAGTTAAACCACCTATCGATTAATATGAGTACTGGTATAACACAAAAGAAATCTCTAAAAGAGATAGTAGCAGAAGAATACAAAAAGTGTGCGGTAGACCCGATTCACTTTATGAAGAAGTATTGTATGATTCAGCATCCTGTTAGAGGTAAGATACCATTTCACCTTTTCCCATTTCAGGAAAAAACTCTAACACAATTTAAAGATAATCGATTTAATATAGTTTTAAAATCACGTCAAACTGGTATCTCAACCCTATCGGCTGGATATGCACTTTGGAAAATGATATTTAATTCAGATTATAATGTATTGGTTATTGCAACAAAACAAGATGTTGCAAAGAACTTAGTAACAAAGGTAAGAGTAATGCATGAATTACTTCCCGGCTGGCTTAAAGGAGGTTCTTTGGAAGATAACAAACTTTCCCTTCGTTTAAATAATGGCTCTCAAATTAAGGCTATTGCTAGTTCTCCTGATGCAGGACGTTCTGAAGCCTTATCACTTCTTATATTTGATGAGGCCGCCTTCATTGATGATATCGATGAGATTTGGGTGGCAGCTCAATCTACCTTATCAACGGGTGGAGCTTGTATAGCACTTTCTACTCCAAATGGTGTGGGTAACTGGTTTCATAAAACTTGGTTAAACGCAGAAGAAGGTACTAACCCATTCAATACAATTAAATTACATTGGACTTTACACCCTGAAAGAGGTGAAGCTTGGAGGGCTGAGCAAGAAAAACTATTGGGAGCAAAGAAAGCAGCCCAAGAGTGTGATTGTGACTTCGTATCTTCCGGTGATACCGTAATTGAACCGGAACTATTAATGTTCTATAAAGAATCATTTTGCCAAGAACCATTAGAGAAAACTGGGTTCGATGGTAATTTATGGAGATGGGAATACCCAACTGCAAATGGTTCTTATATGGTTATTGCGGACGTAGCTAGAGGAGATGGTTCGGATTATTCCGCAGCGCACGTTATGGAAATAAACACTTGTACACAGGTAGCCGAATATAAAGGTAAGGTTGATACAAAAGATTTTGGAAACTTCTTAGTTGAATTATCCACACAATATAATGATGCACTACTTGTAATAGAGAATGCAAACATTGGTTGGGCTTGTATTCAGCAGGTGATTGATAGAGCATACAAAAACCTATTCTATATGAGTAAGGATTTAAAGTATGTGGATGTAGAAAATCAAATGAGAAACAAATACCGAGCAGATGAAAGGCAGATGGTAGCTGGATTTTCTACCACATCTAAGACTAGACCCCTTATTATTTCTAAATTAGATGAATACTTTAGAGAAAAAGCAGTGACTGTTCGTTCCAATCGTTTAATAGATGAGTTATTTACTTTTATATTCAACAATGGTAGGGCTGAAGCTATGAAAAGTTATAATGATGACTTGGTAATGGCATTTTGTATTGGATTGTGGGTTAGAGATACCGCACTTCGTTTAAAGCAAGAAGGTATTGATTTAACTAAAAGGGCTATGGGTGGTATATCATCAAACATGCAACACTCCGGTGTATATGGTGGTAGTAATATGGAAGATAATCCATGGAAGATGCAAATTGGGGATAGTATGGAAGATTTAACTCAATGGTTGTAGGGTTTTGATAAATTACCATATTTATGTTATATAATGTCAAAATACAAATTCTATGATTAGATTAACAAATATCCTAAATGAAGATGAATATGTAGATAATGCATATTCTATGGGGGATACTCCGCAAGATAATCCAATTGATGATTATGATGAATTGGATGTTGAGCAAGAAGATATGGATGATTTTATTAACTTTTTAAAATCATACTCAAACGAACTAACTGAAGCTAATTGTCCTTGTGTATTCGAAGCAGAATATCAGGGTAGAGAAGTAAAATTGGGTAAACCAATGCAGGGTGATGTTAAGAAATTTAAGGTATATGTTAAGAATCCAAAAACAGGTAAGGTAATTAAAGTAAACTTTGGACAAAAAGGAATGAAGATTAGAAAATCAAATCCAGCTGCTAGAAAATCATTCAGAGCTAGAATGAATTGTGATAATCCCGGTCCAAGAACAAAAGCAAACTACTGGAGCTGTAGAAAATGGTAAAATAAATTATGGCAGAAGAACAACAAATAGACGATAGGAATTTCTTTGGTAGACTTAAAAAACTATTTTCAACCAATGCGATTGTAACGGTTGATAAAGATGGTAAGAGAAAAGTTGTAGATACTGAAGACCGTCAATATAATACTAACTTCGTAAATCTTAGAGATAGATATACAAAGTTACAAAGGTCTTATTATGAAACTCAGCAGGGTGCTCAATCAATGGCATACCATCAAGTTCGTAGAGAACTTTTTAGAGATTATGATGCTATGGATAGTGACCCAATTATATCATCTGCATTAGATATATATGCGGATGAATCTACAACTAAGAATGAATATGGGGATGTAATTCAGATTAAATCTACAAATGAAAACGTAAGAGAATTATTACACAACCTATTTTATGATGTATTGAATATAGAATTCAACTTATGGCCTTGGGTTAGAAACTTAGTAAAATATGGCGATGCTTTCTTAGCATTAGAAATTGCAGAAGGTAAAGGAGTTATCAATTGTATGCCACATTCAATTTACAATGTAGAGAGATTGGAAGGTACTGACCCTAACAACCAAAACTACGTTAAGTATAAGGTAGAAATGGATAGGTTTGGTAAAAAAGAATATGAGCAATATGAAATGGCTCACTTTCGTATGTTATCTGATACGAACTTTCTACCTTATGGTAAATCAATGGTAGAAGGGGCTAGACGAATTTGGAAACAATTATCTCTTATGGAAGATGCGATGTTAATCCATCGTATTATGAGAGCACCTGAAAAAAGAATATTTAAAATTGATATTGGTAATATTCCACCGGTAGAAGTTGATAACTACAT